GCTTGCGCATGAAGTCTTCCTAACCGCGAGAGTATCGAGAAGCGAGACCCCAATCGACCTCGCCAGTTTGTACAGCGCGCGGAACAAGTACACGACCTTGAATTTCAGCTTTTGAACCAAGACCGACTACAGTCATTCCACGATCTGATATTTTACGCTGGAATGCGATCTGTGTCATTGGTCGTTCACCGCGCTCTTCGGACCACGCGCGATACACGGAGTACAGAGCCTTAATAGGGACTACAGTTCCTTCAGACTCCTTTGTCTCTTCGTTTAAGAAAATACCGATACGGTCTTCGTTCTTTCTATAGATTTCAGATGCCTCTGTTACAACCTTACATGTGCCTAACGCATCTCGTGCGGAAGATCCAAGCAGTTTAATCGCGCCCTCAACTGCCCATGATAGAACCGCTGGGAGGGCTCCTTCAGGATCAAAGATGTAGTGCTTTAGGTCTGGGTCTGGATTTTCAGGAACGTTTGTCAAAGGAACTGGACGAATACGACGCCACATCGCGTCATCGTTAATGATAGGTCGGTGATTTGTTGTTACCCAGAGCTTTGCGCGCGATGAAAACGTAAATGGCTTCTCACCAGGTGAACGTGCAGAGATTTCAGAAGAGCCTGTAAGTTTCTTAACTGAGTTTTCCTTGAGACGCTCAGACTCTGGTAGTTCGTCAACCCATACCATACGACGACCGCGCAGCTCTGCCCAGTGATAAAGATCTGATCCGTTTGCCTGTCCATCACCTTGTGCAAGGATTGACGAGTCTAAAGGCCACGCATATTGTTGTGTGCCCATACACTTAACTAAAGCTTCAACTAATGTGTTCTTACCTGAGCCTGCAGGGCCGTAGATCAAAAACATAACATCGTATGTACGTAGACCAGTTAGAGAGTATCCCGCTGCACGTTGAATCCAATCCTGCAGCTCTTTATCTCCGCCTGTTGCAAAATCTAAGAACTGTTCCCACTTAACGTTGCGCATTCCTGGAGTATACGCAACAGGTGCGCGGCGAGTAATAAATAAATCAGGACGTCCCTTAAGTAACTCTCCTGTGCGAAGATCAATAACTCCGTTTGCAACACCAAGCAGTGTTTCGTCTGCGTCCCATGCGTTAACCTCAACCTGTACACGAGGATCGGACGTTGCGTTTTCAATACAGCCTGCGATGCGCGAGTTTGACTTAGCCTGCAGTGCCCACTTCATTAACTCTGACTGCTTGTCCGCGTCCTCGTAGTTAACTACCTCGGATGCAATAACGGGTGCAAGCTTCTTTGTTAACTCTTGTAGTTCAAGATTCTCAACGTCAGGCTTCCAGTATCCGCCGTCCCAGTGAAACCAACCAAGACCAGGAGTGTAACGAATAGCAGGACCAAATGCATCTACAAGACGACGACCGTTTCCTGTATCTGTAAGCGTACGCTTACCAGGTTCACCGCCGTCGTTTTCGTTAACCGCGTCAACATCCTTAGGTACGTCCATCTTTAAAAGACTTGATGCCTCGGAGATTGAATCACCGTCTGTTATAGACTGTGTAATAGATCCGCCGATAGTTCCAGGCATGTTATATGTATCTTGCGGTGAATAATTTTCAGTTGTTCTAATTTCCTTTTGCTTTGTAGGCTTAGAGCGTGTCTCGTCTTGAGACTTGTTTGCCCACTCTTGTAATCCTGGCCACATGCGCTCTGACTTTGGATTGTCAATAACAAACTGTATAGCTCTGCGAACGTGCATCAACAATCCTCCTTGGCCTTCAAGCTCAAGCGGCGGCCGCACCTTCTCGGCGTTAAAGCGAATCATCATAGTTTCAACAGCAAGCTTTCCAGCTTCTGTATTGACAGGGAACTTATTTGCAAGCGCGCACGTCATCGAATAGATATCAACCGCGCGCGAGCCTTCCTCAATTCCTTCTTCAAGCAAACGCTCTACGTCGATGCGCTCGCCCGCAAAATCTAAGTCTTCTAGGAAACTCCAGTCGCCTTCACCAAGATTTGTACCGCCGCGTCGACTATTCTTTTTACGCAGAGACTGTAGTAGCTCTTCAGGTGCGGTTGCCATTTCAATTTCCCACGGAGCTCGTCCTGGTGCCCACTCGTAACAAACTCCAGAGAAGTGTCGTGACGGAGTAATGAGAACATATCCGTTGTGCTTAATATCAACGCCCGGAAGGTTTGCCTTCTTAAGATTTCCAACTAGCTGCTCTGACTCTTCACACTTATAAAATAGGTGACGTCCTCGCATCACCTTTCCACCGGCGATTGTGTACTCACCTGTGATTGCCTCAACTGTTGGAGGCAGGAATCCTTCTACTAAAGCTTCAAACTTTTCAAATGAATCTGGTCCACCTGAGCGCGGGTCAATATCAATTACAAAAAATCCACTTGAGCGACACATGACACCGATGTTCATGTTTGGATCTCTGTCCCACCAAGAGTTAACAGTTGCAGCGTCTGTAGTTGCGAATTTGTTCCACTCTGGAAGTGATGGGTGCTTGCCTACATCTTTTGGCTCAACGTGTGCGCCGCCACAAGTGCAACGGCCTCCGACGATTCCATAGCAAGGAAGTATAGACCAATTATGAGTTGCATACCAGCTTGCAGCAGGACCTAAACGTCCCTCTGCTGATTCCCATGCGCTCATATTTGATTACCCTGCTTTAGCATCTATGCGTCGTTAGCTCCAATCAAATTATATATAAACGCTCTACATTTCTAGAGAAGAGCTATCATATCACTTATCTAAAATCTTTGTTACTTGGCGACTATAAAGGGTACCTGCCCTAGAAGTAAACAACCGAAACAACTAATATCTTAATCCTTAATATATAATTTGATATATCTTTAATACCCAACTGAAGGGCAACTACCTTGTTAAGTCAACTATCAATGCAGGTAGGCGCTGTGGTTGGAATCATAGGCGGAGGCTTATTTCTCCTAGCCTTCATCTATAAGATCTACAAGATCATCAACCGCGTCGAGACAGCCATCGGCGTCGATGAACAAGGAAGAACCATGTCCGAGCGTATGGACCGCGTCGAGTACCAGCTCTGGGAAAATGGCGGAAACTCCATGAAGGACCAGATGAATGACCATGGTGCGCTGGCAAAGCAGACGGCGGTAGAGGTTAAGTTTATAAAGGACGTACTGCTTCAACTACTTTCTATGCCCGAAATGCACCAGGGTCCCGCTCCCGTTGAGCCTAAGATGACAAAGACCCGTAAAAAGAAAGCTCCAACCGCTTAATAGAAGCAGTTTTCTTCACCGCTAGTTTTGCCCTCTTCTGTACTGTATTCCTGTAGTAAGTACACTTAAAAGCACAGTTAAGAATACTTTTAATTTAACTTTTTATTTGCCTAATAAGCAGTACTTTTGCTTACTTCTTGTTACAATTTTCCTAACTGTTAGCCCGTGGCTTATGGTTTACTTAACCGGAGATGCCGTTAAGTAGCATGTAGACAATAACTTGGAGAGTACTATGTCACTTGCAGAACGCTTATCTCAATCCTCAGGAATCGGTGCAGGACTGCCGTGCAAGATCGGGAGCCTCCTAACAGGAAGCCAGCTTTCAAAGGAAGATAAGGCAAAACTTGCTGAGGTGCTTGAGGTACCTTACGGAGCTCCAGGTCGTCTTCCTAACACAACCATCGCCGCAGCTCTGCGAGAAGAAGGCTTAGACGTTGGAGACTCTGCGGTGACAAAACATCGCCGAGGCGCATGTCGGTGCTTTGGATCTAATCCTAAGATCAGTGCGTAGATGACGCTATTTGATAAGCTCTCGGTTCCGGGGCGCTCAGGCTCTGACTTTAAGACTAAGAACAGCGCACCCGATGAGGCATGGCGTCCGCGTATGGACGTAGGAGATGACGGTGGTTATGTAGTCTCGATACCACGCCCTATCTCCGATATTCCTGACGCAAGAGAGTTACTAATAGAATTTGACCTTAACCCGGAGCATTGGGCGATTACATCGGTAAGAAAATCGCGCTGGCAAAGATACGACGGCGAGCTTTTAGAATCACAAAGAATTAACATCGTTCCAATATCGTCTCAAACAGAGTTAGACCTAGACGTAAAAGATCTAATGAAGAGTATGCAAAACTGGAAGCCCGGCAAGAAGCCTCCCGTGACAACAGGAGACCTTGCCTTTATTTTTGCGCCTAGCGACCAGCAACTAGGTAAGAAAGCTAACGGAGAGGGCACCAAGGAGACTGTAGAGCGTATTCAAACAGCAACTGAAGGTGCGGTTCATCGTTTACATGACCTGAGAAAAGTTGGAAGAGATATAGGCACTGTTGTTATCGCACTCCTAGGAGATCACGTTGAAGGGAACGTTTCTCAAGGTGGGCGTCTACAAAGTCACTCTGCCTCGGATATGGGTCTTACCGAACAGATACGCGTAGGTATAGGTCTGCTTATGGCACAAATCAAGGCGTTTGCCCCGTTGGTAGATCGCGTTGTAGTTGCCGTAGTAAACGGAAATCACGACGAGGTTAGTCGTCAAGTTGCGCTTGATCCATCTGAGGGATGGAACACTCACATCGCAAACGTGGCACAGTCAATTTGCGCGGAAAGTAGCGCGTTATCACATGTAGAGTTTAGGTTTCCTGCAAAAGATCATCAAACACTTGCGGTAGAAGTATGTGGAACGATGATTGGACTATTTCACGGACACCAAAGTGGAAGAGACGTTACCAAGTATCTATCAGAGCAGGCAGCAGGTCAAACTGCTCTCGGCGGATGCGATGTTTGGTTATCAGGACACTTCCACAACTTTAGATCTATGGACGTTGGCGGAAGATTTTGGGCACAATGTCCTACGGTTGACCCAGGCTCCGCATGGTTTAGAGACCGACGTGGCCTAGAATCTAACCCTGGTATATTGACCATGGTAGTAGGTAAAGATCACGATCCAAGGCTTGATGTTAGCGTAATTCCAGCCAATAAATAATAAAATATCCAAGTAAAGACTTTATTTATTTGGTAGTATGTACCTGTCTCCTATTATTGTCTCTGTGATGTTCTGAGAGATATAGGTACGTTAAGTTTTTAGGAACGGAGCTTCTGTGCCAAGCTGGTCTGAGGACGTTGTAACGCGTACCGTCATAGGCACGTACATCTCATCAAGAGGCATCGCAGGCGTAGGAACTATTTCGTTCACGCCTACCTCTACTATCTATGACCCTGACAACTCTGTTGTCTTAAGCGGCGCAACTACAGTATCACTAGACGGCACAGGTTCGTTTTCACTAGAGCTTCCGACTACCGACAACCCACTTGTTACTCCGTCAGGTTGGGCATATGAAGTTGCTATTCGAATCAACGGTGTTAAGTCCGTAAACGTAAGAGTCTTCCTGCCTATCGGCAACGGCTCGGACATTGATCTATTTACACAGATTGCTCGCCTAGTCCCAACGTCAACTGGGTACACAGTATCCTCTGCAACTACTGCTCGCGGACCTATCGGTCCTGCTGGTGCAACCGGCGCTACCGGAGCAACAGGCGCAGGCGCGACTGGCGCAACTGGTCCTGCTGGCGCAACTGGTCCAGGAGCTGGCGCGACTGGACAGACTGGTTTAACCGGAGCAACAGGTGCGACTGGTAGAACAGGCTCAACTGGAGCAACGGGCGCAACTGGTGCGCAAGGTGTATCAATAACATTTAAGGGAAGTGTTGCACTAGTTGCTAATCTGCCAGCTTCAGGCAACACGGTAAATGACGCTTACATCGTTGATTCAGATGGTGACCTATATGTTTGGAATGGCAGTGCCTGGAACAGCGTAGGTCAGATTGTTGGACCTGCTGGAGCTAACGGAGCAACGGGCGCAACTGGTGCAACAGGTGCAGGACAGACTGGCGCAACTGGTAACACTGGATCTACTGGCGCTGTCGGTAACACGGGTGTAACTGGAGCGACTGGCGCAGGTGTAACTGGAGCAACTGGTAATACTGGTAGTACAGGTGCAACCGGTGCTAACGGTGCAACCGGTGTAACTGGTGCTGGCACAACAGGAGCAACTGGTGCAGTCGGTGCGACGGGTGCAGTTGGCGCAACTGGTGTAACAGGTGCAGGTACGACTGGTGCAACAGGCGCAGTTGGCGCAACTGGAGCAACTGGTGCAGTTGGTAATACAGGCGCAACTGGCGCAAGTGTAACTGGTAACACAGGTTTAACAGGAGCAACAGGGGCAACCGGATTAACGGGCGTTACAGGAGCAACTGGAGCAACTGGTGCAAGTGTAACTGGTAATACAGGTTTAACTGGCGCAACTGGTTTAACGGGTGTCACGGGAGCAACTGGCGCAACGGGCGCTGGACAGACTGGTGCAACAGGTTTAACAGGCGCAACTGGTTTAACAGGCGCAACGGGTGCAACGGGAGCAAGTGTAACTGGTAATACCGGTGCGGTTGGTAATACCGGTGCAACAGGCGCAGCTGGAAACACAGGTGTTACCGGTGCGACTGGTGCGACAGGCGCTGGTGTAACCGGAGCAACAGGCGCTGCAGGAAATACAGGTGTAACCGGAGCTGTTGGTGCGACAGGCGCGACAGGCGCTGGTGAAACTGGCGCGGTTGGTAACACCGGTGCGACTGGATTAACAGGCGCGACTGGTTTAACGGGAGCGACTGGCGCAGTTGGCGCTACAGGCTCAACTGGTGCAACAGGCGTAACGGGTGCAGGTGTTACTGGAGCAACCGGTGCAACTGGTCCTGCAGGTGCAGGCTCATCGATGTACATCGAGCGCTATCAAGTGCAGACAACAAGCGGCGAAGAATTTTACCTACAGTCTTATGACGTCAATCAAAAATCAGCTCTTACATGGAGCCGCGCTACTACAACGCTAACAGTCACCTCAGCCTCTCATGGCTTAACGACAGGTGACCGTATTATTCTTCGCAACACAAACGTTGCAACCGCGCAGTCTTTAACAGTCACGGTAACCGACGCAAATACATTTACAGTCCCCTGCGACAACACAGGAACAAGCAGCGGCACAACTGGAGTTTACTCGCGCGGATACAACATGTCGCGCGTCACCTCAACAGTGACACTATATGCGCCTACAGGCGGCGGTGTAACTCTACTTGGCGGCATGATGAGACTTCCTTCCTCCGTTGCGTCTCCATTGATCTTTAACTACGCGGCGGTAGGACTCAACTCTTCAGCCGCAGATAGATATCCGCCGATGATCTTTGGTTGGCGCGAAGATACAAATGCACAGTCACAGCCTAACTCTAACCTAGCTTCACTAAGTGGGTTTGATCAGTTATCAATTGTAATGTCCGCAGCAAACCGAACTATTCGATTCAGCTTCGCGTAAGGGAGGATAGTAAATGACAAAGCCGCTATCCGGTCGCTTTACAGTAACGTCTGCATCCGAGACGTCAGCAGGCGTATATAGCTTATCTGGAAACTTTGTTGATGACTCAGGTTTATACGGGCCAGCTGATGTTGCTGTTGGCCAGCGCGTCTATCTTTATGACAGTAACGCAGGAGCTATTCGCTATGAAATTACAGCGTTAGTTAACGTATCATCTAATCCTATTAGCTTAACGGTCACATGGGACTCTGCAGGAACTTCAATTGAGCCTCCTGGTGGCACAGGTGTAATTCTTGCGGTAACTGCTAACTTACTTTTACCAGAGCAACCTTCATTTACTCAACAAGGTATTGAAGAGTCTCTAGCCGCAGGTATCATCGCGGAGACATACCGTGAGCAGATTGATTCTATCACCGCAGGTGTAACAGGGTCACTTGGCGACTACATCCCGCTTACTCAAAAGGGAGCGTCATCTGGTGTAGCAGAGCTTGATGCTAACGCAAAAATTAAGATTGCCCAGCTACCCGGGCTTGCGATTACCAACACCTACGCTGTTGCGACCGAGACTGCCATGCTTCAACTTGCGGTTGAAGTTGGCGACATCGCAATTCGCTCAGACGTCAGTAAGACGTTTGTTTTTGCGGCTAGCGCACTTGAGGTAACAACAAAGCAGATTAGCACCAACACCGCAACGATTACCACAGGAATTGCGCATGGAATAACAACAGGAGACACGGTTGTTATATCCGGCGTTGACGCAACATTCAACGGCACATATACAGTAGCATCTACACCTACCAGCACTACTTTTACATACACAAAGGTAGCAGGCAACACCGGGCCAACTGCCGTGTCTCCAGTAGGCTCGGCAGTAAGCAAGCACAACTGGCTAGAGCTTCTTAGTCCGACAAGCGCTGGCGCTACCGGTGCGACTGGTTTAACTGGTGCAACTGGCGCAATTGGTCAAACAGGCGCAACTGGAGCTAGTGGCGCAACAGGTGCAACTGGCGCAACTGGCACAACAGGTGCTGACGGAATTAGTGCGTTCTCTTGGACATATAAGATAGATTTAACAAATAATGGAGACAGAGACCCAACAAATGATTATGTAGGATTTGTAACGCTACCAATTAGTACAAGCAGTCAAATTCTAGTAGATGATAATCCATATGGAATAAATACAACACTTCATGATTTATTTTTAAGTATGCAAAGT